AGAAATATAGTCCTCAGGTCGTACAAGACATATTTACTGACCAGGTTGATAGAACATATAGTAAGCTAGGTAAGATTCTAGTAGATGAGGTTAAGAAACGTACTCCTGTAGCAAGTGGAAGGCTACGACGTTCCACTCAGTATAGAATAGTTAGAGGTACTAGTATTATACGGCAGGGTGAAGATGAATTTGTTGTATCTAGGCCTGGTGATGCTCAGTTACAGATAATACAGGATTCACTAGCGCGGGGGAATATGGCCTTATCCGAACGCTACTACTATTGGTATACTGTAACACATGGTATAGCACCTAAAGGTAAACTTACTAGTGCCTTTCCTCCAGCAGAGCATCTACTACCTTGGGTACAGAAGAAATTTAGTCTGGATGCAACTGGGGCTAGAGTAGCCAGTATGAGATTAAGTAGACATATAGGGATTGAAGGTACAGAACCAAACTCTTATATTGCCGATGCTTACCATGCTAAAATAGCAGATATTCAACGAGCGGCAGAGACATTAGGCGTTGATATTACCTACGACTTAGGTAAATTACCAAGTATAGAATATCCAGGATTCTAAGGAGTAGACCATGCCCACTAGAGCGTTTAACCAAATACAAGCCACGGTAGAAACTACCAATGGTACTGATTCAGGTGCTGTTCCCGATGCCTTGCTGGGTAACCTCTCAGTTACACCTACGGTAGGGTTGCATCAACCAACTGATACCAGAAAAAGTCTAGCCCTACTTCATAGGGATACTGTTGTAGCCAATGGTATGACCGCCAGATTTTCTGGTGATGCCAACTATGAACAGATAATTACCTGGCTTAGTATGGTTATGGATAAACCAGCAGGCGTCCAAGATAGTGGAGGTACAGCTTACGACTATACTTTTGAGCCTGCTATAAATGCTGCTAGGACTTTCCATTCTCTAACCCTAGAGTATGGTGATGACCAACAAGCATTTAAGTCCCTGTTTGTTTGTGCCTCCAGCTTAGAACTAACCTATACTATGGGGGCGCCTGTACAACTTTCAGTGGATATGTTTGGACATCCACCTCAGAAGCAGGCCTTTACTGGCAGCCCTACTGAATTTACCGATCCAAACCTGATACTGTCAGATGGCTTAAAGTTTTACATAAATGATGCCTGGGGTGATACCGTTACAGAGTATGATGACATGCTAGTAGGAGCCTCCGTTAGAATAGAATCTGGGCTGACCCCCGTTAGGTATGCTGAAGGTCTAGACTCTAATAATGAGATACCCTTTAGCGCAGTTGTACAGAATAAGAGGTCCCACTCAATGAGTCTGGACTTCATAACAACAAGTGATTGGGAGGCACGAGTATACGATAAATGGTTAGACCGTTCTAATCGGGTAATAGTCCTGGATGTAACCTCTGCCGCTGAAGCGGCTTCCGGTAAACCCTATAACCTTAGGGTTAAGATGAATGGACGCTTTACAGGCATGGGCGAGTTCTATGGTGACCATAACGGGCTAAATATGGTAAGGGCTGAATTTACTAGTATGGATAACCTTGGAACTACACCCAAGGATTTAGATATTCGCGTACAGAATAAGGAAACTGGATACCAGTAATCAATAATAGGAGACTAATGTGCAGAACTATAAGGACTTCTTTGTCCAACAAAATGAAACAACTAAAGTATACCTGGATGATAGCTTAGAAAATTGGGTAGAGATTAAGGCTGAAATGTCTGTAGGAGACTACGAGAAATATGAGTCAGGTCTCCTACAGGCTGAAGTTGAATCTGGAGGTAGTGGAACAGGTATTACCCGGCAATCTAGGGCTGCTGGCAGCCAGACTAAAATGGTAATGAACGCTGGTAATGTTGCTCTTATGGATATTAATATAGTAGCGTGGTCCTTTGAGGGTATTAGACCTCAACCATCAACTATTAGGGCACTTAAATATAAATGGCAGGCTAAGATTATAGAAGCTATTGAGGAGGCTAATGCCGATAACCCTTTAGTGGAGAGCGAATCCCAACAGACCTCCGACTAAAGGCATTACATGATGGGCAGGCTGTTGAAATAAACGGCGAACTCATGCGGCTGATAATCTGCATGAAGTTTAATATACTGGATAGGGCTGTTTATGATAGGCAGCCCTACTCCTGGATAGTTAGAGTCTGGCAATACATGGAAGCTGAGAGTATTGCTAATAAGAATAGGGCAGCATCCAGTAACATGAAGTCTGGACAGGCAGAAGCACCTTGGCCTTCGTAGTATAGGGAGTAAGTACTTGGTATCATTAGCTGGAGCAGTAGTAAAAACTACTATTCAGGTTGGAGCTAGGATCGCCGCAATTGGCCGGTTTAGGCAATTAAGTGCGGCTATTGGTGCGGCCGATGCTAGACTTGGTGGTTTTGGTAAGACTAGCCTTCTAGCTGCTGGCCATATGAGCCTTCTAGGTGTAGTGCTAGATGTGGCCAGACATCCTTTAGCGCAGATAGCTGCCTTACTGGAGACTGGTGTTGCATCAGCACAGTGGGTTAGTTTTACTAGAGGTGCTAGAGCCGCTACCGCACAGCTTAGAGGTATGGGGTTATCTGCGGATGATGCACAGAAGCGTATTCGTGAGGTACAGACTCAACTTGGACTATTTGCTTCGCGAGATATGTTCGCGGCAACTCGATCATTTAACTCTTTTAATAAGTTGTCAGCGGAATGGCGAGCAGAAATCCTAAGACTAGAACCTGCCATTAAAGCGATGGGTCTGGATTTTGAAGTAATATCTGGTCTTATGGCCGAGGTTATAACCGAAGGTAAGATTGAGGATGTTAAGAGGCTAGCTGAGGCTTTCGGTATTGATCCAGAGGATAAGACTGCCGCAGATGTTTTAGCCGAAATAGGGTTGCTTCTTGCTGAGCCTTTCAAGTTAACTAACTTTGAACAGATGGGAGAAGAACTAGGAAAAGTTCAGTCTGAGGTTTCACTCCTTATAGGGCCTGTAACGAACGCTATGGCGGCTGTACCTCTAGCCGTTACAACTATCGTTGGAGATATTATTCTTGGCCTTCTAGACATAGTTACTACGTTTAAGGAAAATGTACTATTAGCACTGGAGGTCTTTGGTGATATAGGAGCAACTATTGGCGAATCCATATTATTAGCCTTAGAGGGGGAATTTGAAAAGATCCCTGACGAATTTAGGAAGCTATGGGACGAAAAACTGAGTCCCGATTTTGAAAAAATGGCTCCGTTAATTGGTATGGTAGCAGGTGGAGTAATAGGTGCTGCCTTTGCTGGGTATATAGGGGCTGCGGTCGGGGCAGCACTTGGCGGAGAAATAGCAAAGGGACTGGCGGGCGAGAAGATAGAAAATGAGGTAGGCCTAAATATAGCAATGATGATCGTAGGTGGACTTATAGGTCTTAAGTTTGCCGGATATATAGGTGCCGCTGTTGGTGCTAATGTAGGGTTTGCTATAGCACAAGGAATGACAAGTGAAGAAGAGCAGATACAGGATGATCCAATGGTAATAGCTGCTATAGTCACATTAGGTGCCTGGATAGGAGGTAAAGTAGCCGCTGAGATGGGTATTAAATTACTGTCAAAGAACGGTGGTATAGCAGTGGTAATTGCAGCAGCCCTGGCAGTAATAGCACTAGAACTTACTAAGGAGGAAGGTCCAGGTTATCCTGTTATGGTTATAGCCGGGGCGGCTTTAGGTGCCGCAATAGGTACTTTGATTGCTCCTGGTATAGGTACCGCTATTGGAGCAGCCGCTGGTGCGGGTATTGCCGCTATGGTAGTATGGTTACATGATCCGGAGAATAGGCAGCGAATTATTGATATTGGTAAGGATATAGGGAGCTTTATTGTGGACGGTATAAGCTATTCGTTTACAGAGCTATTTCGTGATGCTATAGACATTCTAAAGGGTATATGGGATGCTTATGGCTGGAATCCCTTTGGAGGTATGTTTGGACAAGGGGTGAGTGACCCCAATGAGCCTGGGCCTAAGAATTATGCTCATGGTGGTGTAGTACCAGGACCAATAGGCCGGGCACAATTAGCTATAGTACATGGTGGGGAAACTGTTATACCAGCAGGTCGAGGTCAAACTATTGTAATACCAGTATATATAGGGGATAGGAAGGTTGATGAAGTAGTGGCAGATAGTATGGGAAGGATAACTAGACAGAGTAATGTTATCGGGCGCAGATTAGGCTCAGTCTAGTAGCCAATGAAATTTAAGTTACTTATAAATGTCCCGACTTATAGGCTTTCGGCTACTAACTATGCTGAGACTAATTTAATAGAGCCTAGCTTAGATGGTACCATGACTATGGGTGGAACTATTGATAGTTTATCCTTTGAACTAGACGATCCTGATAACTCTCTTGTATTACATGAAGGTTATGATGTTACTTTAGAGGAGCTTGATAGGCCTAGCAATAGATTCTTTGGTGGTATAGTCCAGTCTATTCAGTATATGCAGTCAGGCTTAGGTAGACGTATTAGAGTCTCTTGCCAGGATTGGACTGCCTTACTGGATAAGATGACTATCAGAAAAAAGTATGAGAAAGCAGGACAAACTGGTCAATCCATTATAAAAGATGTGTTTCTAGTAGCTGTACAACAGGAAGGACAACCTGCTGACGAGTTTGATACTAGTGAGTTTGTACAGGCTGATAGGACTGTTGCGGCCTTAAACTTTCAGGGTACATCCTTAACCAGTATTATACGACAGATAGCAGATATTACTGGCTATGTATGGTTTGTAGACCCATTTAAGAAGTTACACTATCATCCACCGACATTTGGTGTTGGTGCCCAGTATAGTGATGTTCCTGATAATATTACTACTTTCCCTTTATATGATCTCACGGTAAGTAAGGACTTAGCTGACTGGAATACCATTGAACTGGTAGGTGGTAAGGGCGTCAGTGATGATGTTACTGAGACATATGCAGGGGATGCCACTTCAAAAATCTTTGTAACTGGTGTACAAGCTAATACCAACCAAATTCATCTAGGTAAGAAGGATGATGAGGAAGGCCTTCCATTCATTGAACGTAATACAGGCTCGCAAGGATCTCCAACCTGGACTACTCAGACCATAAAACTGGAGAGTGAGCCAGGTGCAGTATTAGGTACTACTGCTGATGTATTATGGAATCCCTTTCAGCATAAACTAACCTTTCATGTGGCTCCTCTGAATGGTAGTAATGGTTTTAGGATTACTGGAAGATACTTTGTACCTGTTATGGTAATTAACCGTGATACTAGAAGCGTAGATAAACATAACCGTGTTTTTAAGGCTAGTATGACAATACCAGAAGCCACGGATGTAGAACAGGCCTATGATTTAGCAATGGCCTATCTTAGGGAACATTCCGATAGGATAAGATTCAGTTTTACTACTAATGCCGATACCGAAACTATCCCTGAAAGACAGATAATGCCTTGCGATGTTATTTTTATTACTAATACGGCATTTAATCTTACTGAAGAAGTATGCTTGGTAGAGAAGGTATCGTTTAATATAGTAGGTGGAGAGACTCTTGCGTATAGGGTAAGTGGTAAGGTAATAAATGCTAGCCTGTATAGAAATCTGGAAGGGACATAGATGTCAGTATCTAATTTAAGCTGGGATGAGTTGCTGGCGGAACTTAAATCTAATATTAGTAAGACTACTATAGAGCCTAGTGCGGCTATTACGCATATTAGACAGGAAGAGGTGGATATTGATATTACCGCCACATATACTGTTAGTAATTACGGTCCTAACTATTATGTTCATCCTGCTTGGAATACGGAACACTTACAGCATTGGTGGACTTTAGATTCTTTAGAAACTATTAGTGGGTCTGGTGGAGTTAGAGATAGTTTTGGTAGCCTAGATGGTACTGAGACAGGAGGCGTAACCACTGGCACAACAGATGATCTTACGTTAGGCCGCCAACGCCGATACAGTATCTTTGCTGGTAGTGATTATGTCGATGTTGGAGATGTAACAGTTCTAGATGGTCTAGATGACTGGACTATAGCCTGTCGCTTCTATGTAACCACACTGGATAATATCAATACCATAATAAGTAGATGGCCATCTGCTAATGGCGATAAGCAATTTAAGCTACAGGTAATGACAGATGGCAAAGTACGTTTTACTAAAGCAAATAATGCAAGTGGTGCAAGTGGCTATTATGAATCTAGTAGTGCCGTGGTATCTATTGACACCTGGTACACTATGGTTTGGTCCTTTGATATGTCAGGTACAACTACTAAGTTAATCTTTGACGGTGTTGACACAGGTATTACAGCTAGTACCTGGACTAATGCTGTGCTGGAAACTGTAGCTGATAGCGTATTAATCGGTAGGGAAGAAATAACTGTTGGTAATGATCTAAAAGGTAGACTAGCCGATGTTGCTATATGGAATGGAACCTTAACTGTAGCAGAAGGCCTAGCTTACCATAATGATGCTATTACTGATAGAATAACTGCCAACTTATTTCGGGTGTCTGGTGTTCTTTCGATACCTATACCTCCAGGCACTGGTATGTTGGATGCGGGTGTGGGTGTAGTAGTCTCCGCACCCATGCCCGTAAACCAACCACAATTAACCAATTTTATGTAGTTAGGATACTTGTTATGGGTACTCCCGTTGTTACAGTAGATGGGCTAGCGAGAATGGCTACCCTATTACTTGCTGATGCTGATTTTAGCGCTGTTGGTGTTGCTACTGCGGCACCAGCATTAGGCGATACACAATTACAGAGTGAAAGTAATAGGTCAGCAGTTTCTCAACGTCTAAGTCAGGGTGCAAATATCCAGGTCCGTACATTGCATGGTAATGGTGACTTACCAGCAACCCTTACAGAGCTTGGCTTATTCCTGGATGGCACTAGTAGTCCTAATAATGGCGAAATGCTTACTAGGGTATTGGAAACATTTACTAAGGATACTAATGACTTATTGGTAGTCTGGTCTATAACTATTGCTGGAGGTTAGTCATGGCAAATCAAGGTCACTTTACAAATAGTACAGAACCTAGTAGTAGGTCTGATCAGGCCACTAGTAATTCCCTAAATAGTATGCTATGTCAGTCAGGTACAGACGCTAGTAAGGATTCCTCATATGGAGATACTGGACGAATCTTCATAGCCACTGATACGCCTAAGGTCTATAGGGAGTCAGGCTCAGCGTGGGTACTGGTGATTGATTTAGACCCAGCAGTTGGTGTTGCTGGACTAAGAACCTTAGGTACTGGCTCAGCACAAGCGGCGGCTGGAAATCATACCCACTAAGGAGTAACTAATGAGTACACAGGATGAAGTTTTGGCCCATATTCGAGACCAGGTACTAGCCACTGAAAATGGTGAGATTGATTCTAGTCTTGGGGAATCATTGGTACTTGCGGCTGATATGTTTGGTTCAATAACATTTGATATTACCAAGGAAGGTACATCAGTTGATACTTTAGACGCTAAATGGCTAGCACATAAGGATGATTGTGAAGTGTGTGAAGGCTGGACTTTAAGATAAACTTGAAAGAAACTGTTACAGATAGAGTTGCTCTCTCCGCTGTTTGAGAGCTTAAAAAAACTGTCAGTAAACCTTAACTGTTGTACTGGAATGCACTAAATAACGCGCTAAACAGCTATTCTGTCAGTTAGAATTGAGATAAGATCTGTGGTATATCTCTGGGTGAGAGACTAGACTGTAACAATATTATTCATAAAGAGGTACTGGTATATGACTACGAATGAAGGCTTTTGGGCCAATGGTGTCTATGGTACAGCAGACAGGCTAAATGCTAGTTTGCTACAGATTGGAGCAGTATCAGCATTACCTGCGGCAGGACAAGAGGGTCGTATGTATATGTCCACAGATACAGCTACGAAGGGAAGGATCTATAGGGATACTGGGGCGGCTTGGGTGGAGGTACTTTCAGTAGATGCCGCGGCTGGGACTGCTAGTCTGCGAACCTTAAGTACGACTGCTACATCGGCGGCGGCTGGTGACCATACTCATCTACCAGATACACCGAACCAGTTAATCCAGGTTGTTTCTGGATTTGTTAATGTCGATGATGAGACGACAGTTGGTACTGGAACTATTGCCGTTCAAGGCGCAAGCGAAGAACTTGCGGTTTTCGCCGCTGTCTCACTCCCAGACGGGAATAGTACATGGACAGTTAGATTAAAATTTTCGGGGCCAACGTCAGGCACAGTTGGCACAATAACGGGCCAAAGCGCAGGCACGACAAACGTGATTGCTGTTCCAGCGTCCGGCACGGCTGGGATAATCACACCAACCACCGCAGGCACTTACACTGTATTTGTGACAGTTGAAAGAACTACCACGGGTGGCACTCCGTATGTAAACGCCAGAGGTCAATACTACGCCAGAGAGGTCGGGGGCTAGTATTATAAGGTTGGATATTTATATGGAGGACGTGGTATATACGATAACTCAATCATCTTCTGGATAGTATATTCATTGTTATATAGAAAGTCGTGTATTATACTTAACTGGCAGTCCTGTTTGTGATACTCGTCAATATGGTTAGTACATTCTTTACAAAATAATTCTGTTTCCCCCGCTGTCAGGTGAGTCTCCTGGTATGTGGGTACTGGCCTGAATAACATTCCCTGTATTATTCTGTCCGTTATTCTCATTGTCATGATATTAGTCTCCTTATACTGATACTGTGTCTTTCCAGTTAGAGCCTACTTTAACTTCCATAGGCGTTTCAAATGGAGTGTACTGATTAAGATGTCCTGTATAC